AATCATCGACAGTGCAGAAAACATAATCCTGCCGATGCTTGTCTCTAACAGTTCCAAAGTTGCTTATGTAAATTTAACTAGCAACGTCGCTTATTACTACACCGTAAGACCTCACGGATTTACGACTGGTCAGACCGTCGTCGTTACCGGACTCTTTGCGCCTTTTAACGGCACCTTTACAGTTACGAACGATTATCGATTTATCTCAGAATATTCGCCGCAGTTTAATTATCCTTATCCATTTTTACCGGCAGGCTTTCTAGCTGAGTTCAGCGGAAAGGTATTTTCGGTCGCAATTACTAACGCGGACATCGACTTGCAGCCAACCATTCCACAAGGCACTGCCACCTTATCCGGTTATGGCGCGGATTCTTTATACGCATCGACTCCGGCGGTTGAATCTGCTGTTTACGTCGTATCCACAGAAATCTTTCAATCCCGACTCTCGATAGGCGGGCAACTCGAAGGCGTGGATTTCACGCCGACGCCCTTCCGTCTCGGTCGTTCGTTACTATCGAGAGTCCAAGCTTTGCTGGCTCCTTATTTAGACGTAGAGACGATGGCTCAATAATGCCCGCTAACTCCATTCAGGTCGCCATAAGAGATGCCCTAAAGACGGCTTTCTCTGGACTAGCTGCATCGACGTATAACAGCGTCCCAGAGTCGGTTATTAGTCCAGCCATCGTAATCGTCCCGGATACGCCGTACTTTGAGCCAACTTTTTTAGGCAAAGCCAATGTTAAATTAAAAGTAAATTTAATTGCTACCGCAATCGTGGCGTATAACAGCAACCCGGCTTCTTTGGATAACATCGAGAAGCTAGTAATTAGCATTCTGGCGGCATTGCCCGCCGGATACACCGTCGGCGTTGTAGAACGTCCGCTGGTGTCTCAGATAGGTGCCGCGCAGTACTTAACCTGCGACATCAATCTGTCCACCTACTACACACAAACAAGCTAGGAGTAACAAATGGCGACGACCGTCATAACCGGGCGCGATTTAGTTCTGACGATTGCGTCCAAAAATTACGATGAGCAAGCAACCACTGCAACGCTCAGCGCAGATACCACGATCGAAACTTATGAGACACTTTATGACAAGGCTTATAAGTCTATTGATTCTCAGTGGACTTTCGATGTCGAGATGTTGGCCGACTGGGGCGCAGCAGATTCTCTCTGCGAAGCTCTATGGACCGCAGCGGAGACGGCACCTAACACCGCTCTGGCTTGCAGCCTAACCGCTGTAACCGGCGCAGTCTTTACCTTTAACGTTCTGCCAATTTATCCAAGCGTAGGCGGAACAAGTCCGGACGCTCAGACAGTAAGTCTGTCGTTCACCGTAATTGGAAAACCAACCGAGTCATTTACCTAAGATAGGAAATCAGGAGCATGAAATTACCAATCACAATTGAATTTAACTCAGGAGAACAAGAGACTTATGTCGCTCGTCCTCCTGAGTGGGCAAAATGGGAAAAGCAAACGGGCAAAACTATCAGCCAGGCTTCGCAAGCAATCGGAATCTGGGATTTGATGTACTTGGCCTATCACGCCTCAAAGCGAGAGAATCCAGGTAAACCCATCAAATCATTCGACATCTGGATTGATACGGTTGCAGATGTAACCGCCGGAGACGCAGACCCAAAAGCCACAAGCGCGGGAGCATCGGCCGACTAATCGTCGAGTTATCTCTCGCAACGCAGATTCCGATGCAGTATTGGACGGACGAGCAGGACATCCTGACGGCCATCGAGATTTTAGGAGATAGACGTGGCAAGTGAAGGCATCGCATACGATAGAGCGGAACTTCGCAAAATCACACGATCATTTAAAGCGATGGACGAAGAAGGCGTAGCTGCTTCAAAAGAAATCGGCGGCGAACTAGCAACTTATGCAGCTAATGAGATTAAAGTAGCTTCACTAGGTCGCACCGTATCTGCCCTCGGAGTTCGTCGCGTAGCAGCCGGCGTCCGCGTATCAAAGTCAAGCAAAATCGGCGAGTTCTCATATGGATTCGCAACACAGAGATTCAGCGGCGGCGGCACGACACAGCAGCTAGTTTACGGATTGGAGTTCGGCTCCAAGAGATTTAAGCAGTTCCCGTCATACTCAGGGCGCAGCGGACGTGGCGGCACCGGTTACTTTATCTATCCGACACTTCGTCGAATCCAGCCAGAACTTGTAGCAAGGTGGGAACGTCGATTCGCAGAGATAGTGAGTAAATACTGATGGCCGGTAATCGCACCTTAAAGCTCACGATATTAGGCGACACCGAGAACCTTGTAAAAAGTCTCAAAGGCGCAGAAAAAGATACTGAGACCTTTGGCGAAAAAGCCGCTGAATTTGGCAAGAAAGCCGCTGCTGCCTTTGCAGTTGCGGGAGCCGCCATAACTGCCTTCGCCGTTAGCGCGGTAAAGGCAGCGGCTGAGGACGAAGCGGCTCAACTTAAATTAGCTGAAACAATTCGCAGCACTACAAAAGCCACGGCCGAGCAGATAGCCGGAGTCGAAGATTACATAACGCAGACGAGCATCGCCGTGGGAGTTACGGACGATAATCTCAGGCCGGCCTTTTCAAGACTTGTCAGAAGTACGCAGGATGTCGAGGAAGCTCAGAAGTTACTAAATCTGGCATTAGACCTATCGGCTGCAACCGGTAAACCATTAGAGGCGGTCAGCAATGCTCTAGGACGCGCTTACGACGGTAACACTTTAGCCCTGGGCAGATTAGGGCTAGGACTCGATGCCAGCACTTTAAAGAGTGGAAACTTCGATGCCATATTTCAGCAACTTAACGGAACCTTTGGAGACTTTGCAGAGAACGCCGGGCAATCAACTCAAAAGCAACTTGAACGCGTCCAAATCGCATTAGACGAAGCAAAGGAATCGGTCGGAGCAGCGTTACTTCCGGTCGTTCAAGAATTGACTCAGTTTATTTTAGAAAAATTCGTTCCTGCTTTAAATTCATTCATCGATGGTTTAACCGGCAAGAAAAGCGTTCAAGGTTCGTTAACTGAATCGCAAAAGACCGCGCAAGAATGGGGCAAAAAAGTCCGAGGTTTAATCGACACGATCATCGAGTTTAAAGACGAGCTGACTATTGTCGCAGGTGTTATTGCGACTCTTTTCGTTGTAAATAAAATAGCCGCAGGCGTATCAGCTACAATTTTATTAATCCAGGGATTAGCTGCCGCTTATACGGCTCTGAGAAATAGCGCAGCAGCCGCAGCGATAGCCTCACGATTTGCCTTAAATCCATTAGCCGGACTTGGCACAGCTGCTGCCCTTGTTGGAGCAATCGTCGCAGCTACGCGGTTATTTGATAATCAAGCAGATGCGGCTGCTTTGGCCGGCGGTAACACGGTTAGAGCAGAAAGCCTACCGGGAGGATTTACGGCCGGGACAAGGATTACACCTAGCGGAACCGTCGTAACTGGAGGCGCGGTTGTAACCGGTGGAGGGACGGTCGTTAGCGGTGCGGCCGTGGCGACGACTACAAAGCCCGCAGCCGTTGAAGTAACCAAAAAGAGCGCAGAAGAAATAGGCGATGCTTTTGCTAATAGTTTTAGAGGATTAATCGGAGGAACGCCTGACGTCGCTGGATTTAGAGCCTTTGAAGAGACCGGGTCCAGGGCAGGTTTAGCTTTGCCGATAGGTCCTACATTCGACCCAGCTAGATTTCGGATGGGAGAAGAACGCAGTCTGACAATCAACGTTAACGCGCCAAGCATTATTGATAAGCCCGCCTTCGCTGAAGCCGTTGTCGATGCTCTTAACGAGGCGCAGTATCGTTCTGGGGCCGGCGGGTCTCAGCTAATCCTATGACGCTTTGGGTCCCGGAATGGCGGGTCAAAATAAACCAGACGGAAATTACGACTGCAACGCTAAGCAATCTGACGATTAGTAGCGGTCGCACTGACATTTATTCGCAGCCTACCGCCGGCTACTGCAACATAACACTTGTCGAAACTAACGAGACCTCGATTCCTTATGAAATTAACGATGGTCTGACGATAGAAATAAAGAAAAGTAACGGAACTTATGTCCCTTTATTCGGTGGATTCATAACCGATTTAGCGATTCAAGTCGGCACAAGCGGAACGAATGCCACTAGGCAAAACATCAACATTATCGCCGTCGGAGCTTTGGCGCGGTTAGCCCGTTCTGTATTTGAAGGCAATATTGCCAGCGATTTTGATGGAGACCAGATTTATGAACTTCTATCCACGGTTCTATTTGACCAATGGAACGAAGTCCCAGCTGCTGAAACTTGGAACGCTTATGATCCTGCGATTCAATGGGAGGACGCAGAAAATAGCGGACTTGGAGAGATAGACCGTCCAGGCGATTATGACTTGGATTCGCAGAATGGCGTTACCGATAACGTCTACGATTTAGCTTCGGGAATAGCGACGTCTGGCTTGGGTTATCTTTATGAGGATTCGTCTGGTCGTATCGGTTACGCGGACTCGACGCATCGAAGCCAATATTTATCAAATAATGGATACGTAGACTTAGACGGAAGCCACGCGTTCGCGCCTGGCATGGCCGTTACCAAAAGAGCCGGAGACGTCCGAAACTCTATAACCATCGCTTATACCTCATCCGGTAATTCGTCCGTAACCGATAGCGATGCGGCCTCAATTAGCGATTACGGGCAACTAGCGACCAATATTCGAACGACTTTAAAGAATCAAAACGACGCAGAAGACCAGGCCGCTTTTTATCTATTGATTAGGGCCTATCCGCAGTTCCAGTTTACGCAGGTAACTTTCCCGCTGGGTTCGACCGACATCGACAATGCCGACCGAGATGCTCTACTTCAGGTCTTTATGGGTTTACCGGTCAACATCCAAAATCTGCCCGGAAATATGGTCGATGGAGAATTCCAGGGATTTGTCGAAGGTTGGACCTTTTCGGCCGGCTATAAATCTCTAAGTCTGCGGATGACCGTCAGCCCGATAGCCTTTAGCTTGCAGGCCTTCCGTTGGAACTCGGTCCCGGTCGTCGAACAATGGGCCACGTTATCGCCGACGCTTGACTGGCTCAACGCTACGATTGTCGCATAAAGGAGACCTATGCCAAATACAACGAACTATAACTGGGCCACGCCAGCAGACACCGACCTTGTAAAAGATGGCGCAGCCGCTATCCGGACACTTGGCAGCTCGATTGATACGACTACCAAAAATCTAAATCCACAGACTACTACAGGTGCTCTTGCTTATCGTTCGGCAACTGCGAATGTTAATACTGCCTTACCTATTGGATCAACTGGAGACATTTTAACGGTTGCAGGTGGAGTTCCAACTTGGGCGGCACCTGCTGCTGGTGCGAGTTTTGTAGGTTGTTCAGTTTTTGCGACAAGCGGCACAAGTTTAACTTCAGGAACTCAGACGGCCATAGCCTATAACGATGAACACTTTGATACAGATGCAATTCACAGCACTTCGGTAAATAACACGCGCTTTACAATTCCAGCAGGCAAAGGTGGTAAGTGGAGTTTTACTTTTAGGACTTACTTCTCAACCAACTCAACAGGTGGTCGTTATTTGTTACCGCGCAAAAATGGCACAAACATTAAAGCGGCCGAAACTATGGCAAGTTCTGCTGGTGCTTTTACTCTAGAAATTAATTTTATTCTCGATTTGGTTGCTACCGATTACATTGAAAATTTTGTTTTGCAGACTAGCGGAAGCACTTTAACCGCTCAATCTGACACAGTTTACACAGAAGCGTCTTGCTTTTACTTAGGAGCATAAAAAATGAATTTATATGAGCAAATTATTGCGGCTTATCCAGAATTAACACCTAACGATTTTGCTCCTCTTGGAGTCGTTAATCTTAGAGATGACTCTGATGGCGTTGGTGCTTATATTGAGAAATGGGAATACTTAAAGCCGATTCCTGAAGGGCTTACACTAGGCAAGCCCTCAGCATAATCTTGAGGGATTGTGCTAAATACGGATAACTTATGACTAACACAGAAGGCACAGCGCAACGCGTCTGCCAAATCGCATTGGAAGAAATCGGTTATGTTGAAGAGCCGGTTAACATCACAAAATACGGAAAACACACAGGCGCAGATGGATTGCCCTGGTGCGGTTCGTTCGTTAATTGGTGTTTCCAAAAGGCGGGCGTTAGATTGCCATCGATGGTATCTACATCGGCCGGAGCGCAACGCATGAAAGATGTCGGTCGTTGGACACAAGACCCTGCGCCCGGTGATTTAGCATTTATGGATTTCCCACACGATGGCATCGACCGGATTTCTCATATTGGAATCGTCGTAAAAGTAGGACCAAAGAACTGCTTTATTGTTGAAGGTAACACTAGCGGCACCGGTAATCAGCGCAACGGTGGACAAGTAATGTTAAAGAAAAGGCCCAGGATCAGTGGACCCATCGTCGGTTATGCCCGTCCGAAGTTCGTAACTTCGCTCGATGCGTTCCCGGTCGTCGATGACGTTGCAGACGACGTAATCGAAGAAAAGCCCAAAAAGAAAAAAGGAGCCAAGAAAAATGGCACAACTAAAGGCACTACTAGCGAGCTGGAGTAGGTCATTCGTAGCCGCATCATTAGCGGTCTATTTGGCCGGAGTTACAGACCCGAAGGCGATAGCCGGAGCAGGTCTAGCTGCAGTCCTTCCAGTTATTTTGCGCTGGCTAAATCCAAAAGACTCGGCCTTCGGACTTTCCAAGCCGTAGTCCTGACACTGGTTCTAGGCGGCTGTGGTTACGACGGATGGGTCAGGTATCCCTGCCAAAACTTCGAAAACTGGAGCCGCCCAGAATGCCAAAAGCCGCAGTGCCTTGTATCGGGAACTTGTACAGAGGACATCCTTGGTAGGCCGATACCAAAGACGCCTTAGTCCGGCTGACATAAAAGCTCGATTAATACTCATAATCGGTTCTGCTTTAGCCCTTTGCTTTGTAGCAATGACGCTAGGGATTACCTACGCGCTGATTTTCGTAACCCAACCCATCGGCGCACAAGCTCCCAACGATGCGGCATTTATAGACCTTCTTAAAACTTTAGCGATTTTCTTAACCGGGTCGCTTGGTGGAGTCCTTGCATCAAATGGGCTGAAAGACCGTAACGACACGCCCAAAGACTCGCGTAGTACTTGAGACCGTCGGCGCAATAGGTCAAACTAAAGCCGATGGGAACGTCCGATTCCCACGGTCAGGAGCAGTTGATGTGTACATACGATTATGGCGATTTCTTCGCCCTAGCCTTTTTACTTTTCTTAGTATTTTTAGGCGGCTGGGGCACCGGTTGGAATTCTGGTAAAAGAGAAGGATTCGACGCCGGTTATCAGAGAGCGCGTTCTGTAGCTTTATCTGAGTTATCTTTTGAGACCTGGAAAAAGAGGGACAAATAATGGCCTTTGATTTATCTAACTATGAGGACGTAAACGCCAGGATTACGCGATTCCGTTCGGAGTTCCCGATGGGTCGTATTGTTACAGAAATCGTTCACGTCGATTACGACCAGGGTCGAGTTCTAGTCAAGGCCACGGTTTACAGAACAGACGACCCGGCTGAGTTGCCAGCAGCTACAGATTACGCCTATGAGTTTAGGTCAACGCACGGCGTCAATCGAGACTTCTGGATTGAGAACTGCGTAACTTCCGCTGTGGGCCGTGCTATCGGGGCTCTAACGCCCTCTGGAGCCCGTCCAACGCGTCAGGACATGGAGAAGGCCCAAAGCCTACAAGCTCAAGCCGCGTATCCCGATGCACACGCATCTAAGCGCGACGTTCCAACGGCAGCCGAATCAATCGCTCAGCTGAAGTCAAAACTAGGGGCCGAAGTTATGCCAGAGCCGCCTATTTGTAAACACGGTCATCGCATTCTCAAAGAAGGCACCGGCAAAACCGGCAGCCCATACAAGGGTTATGTCTGTCCTGAAA